TTGTTCAGGATTTAATTTTTCAACACTTCTATTTACATATGTATCAACTCCATTTTCTGAAGATTTCAGAATGCGAAAATTTTCACGAATAGGTTTTTCGTTTGTTTTTTGACTATAATTTTGTCCACCCATAATGTTACTCTTCTTTGTTGTTCCAATCTACTGGTTTAAATCCTAAATCTGGTATCACGATATCTTCGTAAGGTGCTAGATGTGAAATGTTAGTAATCTTTGCTTTTAGCTTTGGGCAATCGACGTGTGGGCCTTGATGCCGATCAACGCAGTTAAGACAGACAGGATAGAAATCAGCATTAAGCGATTTATCGGGATTGTTCATCCATCCGTTTCGACCTTTTACATATCGAGTTGGATCTGGTTGCACATTGTTAGTCTCCAGATACTCGTAAACATTTTCATCATTCCAATCTTTTAGAACGTAAAGTGATTTTGGATTACCATCAACATGACGGATATCTTGTGCCAATGGAACGTGACCTTTAATCAAGTCTGTATCAGTGAATTTAGTGCCTATCCACACTGCATCCCAAGGAAAATTAAATGTTCCAGTTGGACGCATCAAAAAGTCATCCACACCACACATAAATGGTTCGTTTACTTTAGGACGTTCAGTTCCTAAAGAAAGAACTACAGAATTCTTTCCCCATTGAAAATAGTGAAGAAGATCAAAGCGAACTTCACCAGTCTCAACGTCAGGCCCATCTGCCAACGTATGTTTAAATGCTGGATACTCGTACATGGTGAGTTGCCAGTCCTTAATTAGCTTGTCGGAGTAAGCGTACCTTTCACGAAACTTAGGTTGCCGAAATTGAACTACTGGCAAGTCAATTCCACACTTAAATTTTAAGAAGTGAAGAAGGACAGTTGAATCCTTTCCACCAGACCAAAAAATGACCGCATTGGGCCATTGCTTGTTCCAACGAACTGCTTTATCGATTGTTTTATGTATTAGGTTTTTCATTAAATAAGAATTGCGGCACCAACTCCAATTGCCGCTCCACCAACTGCACCACCACCAGTAATCCATGATCCCATTGCTGCATTTTTGCTTTGCGCGTTTTGGGCCATGACTTGGTTCATCATGTTATTATAATTTTGCGTGTCGGCAACATTGGCAGTATGAGCGGATTGGATATTACCCATTGAGCGGTTAATTGCATCCTGTGCTGTTTGTCCTAGACCTTGCGCTCCAGAGAGGACACCACGTTGCCATTCTTGAAGGCCTTGTAGGTTTTGTGCTTTTGCTGCTTGTTGACCTGCAACCAACGATCCCGGGTCAATTCCACCCTGCATTTGAGTTGCATCGAGATACTTTTGACGTAGTGCCAAGTCTTCCAAAGCAATCTGCCTACCCTTTTCCGTGGATTGGTCAAACATTGCAGATTGTCCCATGCTAGACGAGGGGTCAATTCCTGTCTGCATCATTTGAGCGAGTCCTTTTGTCTTTGCCCATTGCCCTAATTTTTCCTGCCAAGATTCTGGAGATGTTAATTTTTCAATTGTTTCTCCCATTCCTGCTCTCATCCTTGCTGTCGATGGATCTACAGACTCTTCAAATTGCCTTGCTCGATTTGAATTTTCAATGCCTAACTCAAATGCTTGTTTAGATACTTGTGTTGGATCAAATGTTTGCTCAATTGGCTTTACTTGAGTTGCCATTTCCAAAAGCCTAGCTTGTTGAGCTAAACCACCATACATCCCTTTGTTAGCGTCCCCAGCCATCATCATATTAAGTTCAGGCCTTGGTTGTTGAATTGCTGGTGTGTATGTAGATCCTCCCATATTATTTAAGTAGTGATAGAGTAAATCTCTCTTTTGAGAGGAGTCAACCCTATTTTTTCCATTATTTCGTTTGTAAAGTTAATTCTCTCATCCTTTAATGGCACTCCAATGTACCCCGGTGAATTGGTTATTTGAGAATAAGTTACCCAATCTGTCATGCACTGCACAACGTCTCTAGGACGAGTGAATTTAGGATGAAATGCTGGATAAATAGTTGGAATAAAAACATGATCAGAATATCCAAATAATTCACCATCACGATAATGTGCATACACATTAATGTTTGGATGTTCAATTATTTTATGATCAAAGTCTTCAGCAAAATCAGCAAGTTCTAAAAACTCATTTGTTCCTCTTTCGACAAGTTTATATTGCATTTTTGGTTTCATATATTTATTAATTAAATCCAACTAAAATATCTTCGTTGTTAGATGTTTGTATGTTACTGAATCTTTCAGCCTCTGCTTTCAGAATATTATTTCGAGTGAAATTACTTCCACAGATAGCGCATGGCAAGCAATTATTTTGACCAGTTGTAAATGGAATTGACGAGTAAATAGGAACCACTGGATCATCTCCAAATGGGGAAATGAACTTATTTGGAAAGTTAGTTGTTTCTAGCCTTGCTGTTGTGATCGATGGCATAACTTAACAGGGGTTTTGAGCTTTAAATTGCTGCGCTGCTGCTGTTGCTGCTTGTAATGCCAAAACTCCAGCCTCTTCTTCTGCGTGTTCAAATGAAATGTACGAAAGAAATGATGCCGATGCTGTGGCTGAAATAGATTTCAATGGATTCGCATTACAATTTAATGTTGCAGTTTTAAATATCTTGGCAGTCCATGATCTATCATTTGCGGATTGTTGCTCATAAGGATTAGGAAGCAAGTCAATCGATAATATTTCACCATTTTGTGAAACAACACACGATTGAACCTCGTCTCCTTGTGGTGAACCAGTAGATTTCTCCATCCACGGATCCATAAAAATACGAATAACATCAACTCCTAACTCTCCGCACCATTCGATGAGTAGTGAAAATGCCTTATCAACATCATCCGTAAGACGTGACTCGCAAGTGGATGTTAATGAATCACGTTGAGCAGATTCTGTTATCAATCTTCGATATTGAGTGTTAAGCAATCCAAGGTTTCTTACTTGAGTTTCATATGGGGTGTTGTCCCACTGGTAATTATCTGTAACAGCAAGCAATCTTTTTTTAAGAATGGAATTATAATTTCCCTTACTGCCCTTGTATGATACTTGGACATCAACAGTTCCACCAATTTGAGCGCATTCTATTTCTCCATATTTAAACTGCTTTAAATCCATTTCATCACCTAAAAGTGGAGTTTCAAATTGAGAATAAATTCTATTGTAAAGTGTCGTTGTGGTTTTGTCTGGATTTATTTGCAAGTAAGAATCAACTCTCTCTTGTTGAAATGATTCCCATAAATGATTATAAGACCCATCGTTTGTAGCGGAATAATCAACACTAAAGTGGAAGCACCTAGATTGACCATCAATGACTCCAGAAGTCCATTCAACAGGACGTGTACCCGTCCAAACCCCGCACCATGCTGGGAATCTGCTTTCTCCATTTCCCCATTCAGATGCAGCAGCGTAATCCAATACCATTGTATCGGAATTCAATGTTTGCATAAATGGAACCGAATAAAGCAAGTAATTCTCAAAACCAATAGCGCAAATTTTAGTTGCATCAGACACGATCAGTCTCTTTGTCCTTGCCATTTCTAAATCTTTGGAGAGAACTTGAGATGACAGATATGCAGTAGCAGCAGGATCCGTTGTTATTAGGCCGTTCTGAGAGTACCACCACATTTGACCCGCTTGGAATGCGATTGATTTTCCAGCAATGCATCCAACAGATGGGTAAAGTGTCGATTGAAAATTTTCAGTAGTTACCCATTGTGTTCGATCAAATACATTTGATTTAAGTTGAAATGTAGACCTATCAGTAAACACAATTAAACGTGTTGATGTATCTTGACCCACATAACTTACCATCCCTGTAATCGGACGAGAAAAACTAAAATCACCCCGTGAAGTGCCTGTTGCACGTTCTTTAAATGACGTAGGATCCCCTAAATCCGATGCCAATACAATGTTTTTATTAGCAATCCACATTCTATTTCCAGAGTATGCCATCCAATAGCCTACTGGAATTGTCGATGTTTGCGTTCCAACCTTATCGGAACCATCCCAAAATGCAGGATATGAAATTCCATCTTGGATCACAACTATTCTATGAGATGGTGTTGAAAACTCTTGTGATCCTGTTGTCAAATTTGCTGATCGAGTTGCCAATGTAAACACAAACTGATCAACACTAGATGACATTTTTATGTTTTTAAGACGATAATCTTCCCAGTTGCTTGGCTGGACTAGTGGAAATGGTGAGTAGTAGACGTTTCCATTCACGGCAAATACCATGTAATTTAATTCATCAGCAATAATTCCATTTCCATTAACATCAAAAATTTTTGCGGGAGTAATTGTAATTACACCATTGCGATTTTGCGTTAAAGATGCTTCTTTTTGCTTATTCGATGAAAATAGAATTCCACCTTGGAAGTTTCCAGCAGGGAGAGAAAGGTGCATTTTATGCCCCGGTCTGGTTTGAACCAATCCACCTCGGACAGTTACATTTACTCCCCATTTAAACTGATTGTCTGGCAATAACCACGGATTTCTAACAGAATTGACACCCTGTATCCATCCACTGGATATCTTGGACATCCGACCTGATGTAATATTCTCACTTTTCATGCTAGAACATTACTGGATCTGACCCATCACCATAGGTCAAATCATTAATTTGTGGAGGAACAAAAGCATGACCATCTTGGTGTTCTTGTTGATTTTTCAGATATGCCAATGAAAATCCCCAGTAACGTAGTGCCTGTTCAGCAAAGTCCTTGTCCTCTAGATCACAAGCGTGAACAGCAGTAATGATTGCGCGTGTATGCTCAATTGGGATGAAATCATACTTGCTAGTAATCACTGGAGGCTTAATACGATAGGCAATTCTTGCCCACGCGCATGGTTTGCCAATGCGAATCCTGCGGTA